CACAGAAGGCTGGGCAGAGTCTCACCCGTGCGGTGGCCCTACTCTGTGAGTCATTCTGGTACCCACCCAACAGGGACCTTTTGTTTGATTACATTAGGGAGCTGGTTTCAGAGGGTGTCGAAATGGACTTAAGGGTGAATTGGACTTCAGATGAGGATGTTTACGACATGTCCATGTTCAAGGGTAGAGTCCCAACATATGGGATTCTCAGGAACCTCTGGCTTGGTTTTGAATAAATATTCCGTCTGGCTTCACCCCTAGCCAGTTATTTGGGGCGCGTTGCTGCGTGAAAAGCTTTTGGTTCCTTTGCGTTCTCTTTGCCATTGCGGGTCGAATTATGTAAAGCACGCTTTCCCGCATAAAAAGAAGAACATGCATGGTGGATTTTGATAATCTTCAATCCACACTCACCCAAATTGGTTCAATAATTACTGCCATAACAGTTTTTGCAATATGGCTAATAAGAAGACTAAGGCTTCTGGAAAGGGAGGCAAGACAAACAAACAGAACTCTGGGAAGGGTTCACAGGTCACTAGGGGACCTGGAAAGGGGACTGTCCAACAGTCTCCCGCAACTACCCAGAAGGTCAACCTCTCTTCCAGGTTTGCCATTAAAAACAATGGCACAGACGGCGACGTCACAGTTACCGGTTCGGAAATCATAGGTGTTGCTAATAATGCTGCATCCGGGAAAATCATCTTTATTGCTGATTTGAATCCCGTTACCTGGGCGAGTTCTAGGGTGGCTCGCATGTTACCTTTGTTTGAGACTTATCTCATCACAAGTTTGCGGGTGACGTACATTCCCTCCTGTTCTACCACCACTGGGGGTCTTCTCTACATGTACTATGATAGAGATCCAAATGATCCTCCAATTGGTGATGTTTCTGATCCCACTAACCTGAGCAGACTGATGTCTAATCAGGGGGCAGTTGCTGGACAGGCGTGGAAACCCTTGACAATGAGTTATACCAGAGGACCTTCGGATCTTCGCGGATATTACTCGGCTCCAGTCAATGATTCTGGTGATCTGCGGTTAACGTCGCAAGGCATGGTTTATGCTTACTCCTCGGCTAGTAATGGCGCCCTTTCTGGTGGTTTGTTCAAGTTTGATTATGTCATTAAGCTCATGTCCCCTACGGGGGCTCCTTTGGCTAAGACTAGTCTTACACCTTGGACTTACACTAACTTCACGAATGGGGCTTTGGGCACCACCACTCCTTACAATCCTGGCATGAGTGCTTGGGGTTATGTCATGGGTGGTGTCACTGAGGCGCTTGAAAATATTGTTGAGTGCATTGTGGATTCACCCCAATCAATCAACTTGGGGAATTCTCTTAAGAACATTTCCGCATACACTCCGATTTACTTCCGCCAACTGGTTAATGTGGGCTGGGTTACATACCTTAGCCTTTCCAGTGCCATTGCTGGGGGAAC